TAATTGGGCAAGCTTTCGGTTGGGGGACACGAGCAATTGCTAACGCCTCGACAGATAACATAACCATAGCTGATGGTGCATCAGACGCAGATCGAAACATGGCTCTTAAACTTACTGGTGGTGGTCAAGCCTGTACAGTAACAATCTTACCAAATACATCTTCTAAAGTTTGGATTATGGAAAACGCAACGGCGGCTACTTTAACTTTCACACAAGGAAGTGGTGCTAATGTTGCTATCCTAGCGGGTGAAACAAAAATGATTGCGACTGACGGACTGGGTTCTGGTGCCGTGGTCTACGATGTTTTAACAGATCTTAATCTAGCGGGTACAACTAAAACTGCGGCTCTTACAAACGCTGGAGACATGTTGGTTGGTGACGATCTTACTTTAAATTCAGACTCAGCGGTTCTTGGTTTTGGTGCAGATACAGACACTACCTTAACACACACAGATGGAACAGGATTAACTCTTAATAGTACTAATAAATTATGTTTTAATGATGCAAGCCAATTCATACAAGGTGCTAGTGCTACAGTCCTTGATATTGCGGCAACAGACACAATAGAATTAACTGCTACGAACATTGCAGTAGTTGGCACAATGGGAGCTACAGGCAAAATCACCGCAGACGCTGGCATAGACATTGATAACTTCAATATTGATGGCACTACGATTGCGTTGTCTTCTGGTGATATGGTGCTTGATGCGGCTGGAGACATCATCCTTGATGCTGATGGTGCTGACATTGTCCTTAAAGACGGTGGTACAATCTTTAGTGAATTAGATAAAGATGGTAACAACTTTAGAATTAAAAACCCCATATCAGATGGTGACATTTTATTACAAGGCAATGATGGTGGTAGCACAATAACCGCTTTGCAACTTGATATGTCTGATGCTGGTGCGGCTACGTTTAACGGAAAAATCACCGCAGACGCAGGCATAGACATTGATAACTTCAACATAGATGGCACTACGATTGCGCTGTCTTCTGGTGATATGACGCTTGATAGTGCGGCTGACATTATCCTTGATGCCGCTGGCAATGAAGTTAAATTTCGTACAAATGGTACAGCAATTGGTACTTTTGCTAATAGTTCTTCAGACTTTAGAATAATATCTGAAGTTTCAGATAAAGATATGATATTTAGAGGTAATGATGGTGGTAGTTTTATAAATGCCCTAACACTAGATATGTCTGCGGCAGGTGCGGCTACATTCAACAACGATGTGACTGCGTTCTCTGATGAGCGTCTGAAATCTAACATAACTACAATCCCTGATGCCCTATCTAAAGTAACTGAGATGCGAGGCGTACATTATGTGCGTAATGAAACAGGCAAAGATTCATCAGGTGTCATCGCACAAGAACTACAAAAGATAGCACCCGAACTTGTACTCACCGCAGAAGATGAAATGGGTACACTAAGTGTAAACTACGGTAATATTACAGGCTACTTAATTGAAGCTATTAAAGAACTAAAAGCTGAGATTGAAGAATTGAAAGCGAGATAAAACATGACCTTACCATCCGCAGGAAACCCTATATCTTTACAACAAGTAAACGTAGAACTTAGTAACACAGCAACAGCCGCTATTAATATGGGCAGTACTGCCGTGCGTGATTTGTTTGATGTTTCCTCTGGTGCTATTGATATGTCTGATGGGTATGGTAAATCAGCTACATATGATGTGGAGTATATGGTTGTTGCAGGAGGTGGTGGAGCAGGAAATCGTCGTGGCGGAGGAGGCGGAGGCGGAGGTTACCGAGTTAGTGATGCTTTTGCACTCACCCCAGGAACCCAATATACAGTAACTGTTGGCGCAGGGGGCGCAGGGGGCGCACCTGGAAATCAACAAAGTGGTATGCCTGGAGTCAAAGGCTCAGATTCAGTTTTTGCTACAATAACTTCTACAGGAGGTGGTCTAGGTGGCGGCTTAGCAAGTGAAGCGCAAGCTCCTGGTGGAACAGGCGGTTCTGGCGGAGGCCCAGCGGCTAGTTTTTCACTTACAGGCGCGGCAGGCAACACTCCAAGTACATCCCCATCTCAAGGTAATAATGGCGGTAATTCTACAGTAGCTCCAAACCCAAATGGTTCTGCTGGCGCAGGAGGTGGAGCAGGCGGAGTCGGGGGAAATGGCCCTGGAAATGGTACTGGTGGGGTAGCAGGAGTAGGAACTGCTAATGATATAACTGGTAGTTCAGTAACGTATGCAGTGGGTGGCCCTGGTGGTGGATTCCAAGGAACAGGCGCAGGATCTCCTGGAGGTGCATCTGGCATTGGTGGAGATGGGGCCGCTAATAGCGGTGCTGGTGGGGCAGGAACAATAGAAAGTAACTCTCCAGCGCAAGGTAATGGCGGTTCAGGAATAGTTGTCTTGAAGTTATTGACGGCAGACTATAGTTCGACAACAACAGGAAGCCCAAATGTTAGTACATCTGGAGATTACACAATTTTAAAATATACAAGCTCTGGTTCATACACAGCGTAATAAGGAAAAAATATGGGGCATTATGCAAAAGTAAAAAATGGAATTGTTGAGAATGTTATTGTTGCTACGCAAGAAATTGCTGAAGCTATGCCTGATTCGGATGATGAAACTTCTTACATAAAATGTTCTTATAATACAATGAATGGAGTGCATTATGGATCTGATGGCAACCCTGATGGTGGAACAGCATTAAGATATAATTTTCCCTCAATAGGACACACATATGATTCAGTAAGAGATGCGTTTTATCCTGCTAAACCTTTTCCATCTTGGGTTTTAGATGAAGCAACTTGTAGTTGGAACACTCCTACTCCACACCCCGATGATGGTAAATATTACCTTTGGGATGAAAGTACCACTTCTTGGGTTGAAGAGTAAAATCAAGTATCACACTTGATAGTCATTACTATATAATATACATGTAGTGATGGGGGGGAATAACAATGAATAGAAATTCGTGGTGGTATTACACAGAAGTATTAGACAGAGAAACATGTAATAGAATAATTTCTTTAGCTAATAATTGGTGTCAAGCAAGCACAGGAGGAGAAAAACCAGAATTTGCGTTAAAAAATAAAATACGAGATAGCAAAATATTCTGGACAAACGAACAGTGGTTATACGATTTAGTTTGGCCTTTTATGGTAAATGCAAATGAAAAAGCAGGATGGAAGTATGACATAACTAAGGCTGAAGATTGTCAGATTACTAAGTACAAAGAAAAAAATTATTTTAATTTCCACTTAGATGGTGATGGCGATCATTTTGCGGCTCAATCAGAAAAAGAAGGTTGTCCAGATAAAGGTTTAGTTAGAAAACTATCTATGACAATTTTGTTAAATGATGATTATGAGGGTGGAAATTTTGAATTTGCTTTATATAAAGATGAAGAATGTAAAAAAATTATTCCTGATTTTAACAAATTTGGGTCTATTGTCGTCTTCCCTTCTTTTGTAGAGCATAGAGTCAAACCTATTACCAAAGGAGAAAGACACTCTTTAGTTTGTTGGTTTGTCGGGCCACCTTTTAAATGATAAATATAAAATTTAGAACAACTAAAGATTTTATTGGGGTAATACCAGAACCACAGCCTGCAAATAAATTTGTTCCTAAATGGTACAAAGAAATGAGTGTCAGCCAAGAAAAAAACAAACCGCCAGTTTTTTCTGAGTTTGGAATTTTATCTTCAACAAAATCTTTAAAGACATGTATACCTGTAAGAGACTATATTACATCAGGATATATAATACCTTTATATACAGACTTGGCTGTTGATAAAAATGAAAAAGAAGACAGACTTAATTTTAATTGGGGAAGTTTAGATTTTGATCCTATAACGTACCACTATAAAAAACAAATTGAAGGATCTCCTGTTGAAAAACATACAATAGGAGGTAGACTTTATAAAGTTAACAATCCTTGGAGAATACAAACTCCTAAAGGATATTCGTGTTTATTTCTCCCAGTTCAATATAGAGAAGAATCTTTTTTTGATATTTTACCTGCAATAGTAGATACAGATGGCAATCACGAAATCAACTTTCCTTTTGTTTTTACAGGTAAAGATGGACATTATACTGTTCACAGAGGTTCTCCTTTAGTTCAAGTTATCCCCTTTAAAAGAGATAATTGGAAAATGGAATTGTCAGAATGGACTGAAAGAGAGGAAGAAAAGAACGAATTATTACACGGAACTTTTTTATATCAACTGTATTTAAAGATGTTTCACAAAAAGAAAATTTATCGTTAATTTATTTGTACTTTAAAACAAAACTATTTTAGTATATAAAGATTCTATATCATTTAATCTATTTGGAAAGATTATCAATGAAAGTAGCAGAGTTAGATAAAAGAGTTACAGTTGTAGAAGTCCAACTTGAAGAAAGATGGAAAGAAACAATTTTGCGAATAAAGAGAATTGAGGCTATACTAATCGGTAGTGCAGGCACTATGATTGTTCTTTTTGCTACGATGCTCTGGAGAATGTAAATGACAAAGAAATTTCAGTCAGATAGCAAATACGCAGTAGCTGATTCTGATGGGGATGGGATCGTTACAGACGCAGAAATGGATCGCCATTCTACTTGGATTCGGCTTGAGAACGAAGATAAGCAAGCTGACACTCAGCGAATGATGGCTTTAATTTCTATGCTTGTTTCTATTGTAGCGGTGGCGTTGCTGTTACTTCCTATAGTTTCTTTAGATAGAATGGAATCTGTGTCGCCTGTACTGTCTACATTCTTAATTGCTAATACTGGAATAGTTGCGGCATATATAACAGGTTCGGCACTATCTAAAACAAAAATGAAATAGGAGAGTAAGGTGTTTGCACTATTAGGTTCGGTTCTAGGTTTTGCAAGTTCTGCTGTTCCAGCCATCACAGATGCGTTCGCTAAAAAACAAGATAATAAATTTGAATTAGAAAAAATGCGAACAATGGCTGAATTGAGAGCCGCAGGCTATGACCATGACGTTAGAATGTACGAAACGATGGGTGCTGATAACGAGCATGATCGCCTTATTCAACACGATATAAGTATAAATCAAGGTGTTGGCTTTATATCAGGTCTACAGAAATCAGTCAGACCAGTTATAACGTATGCGTTCTTTCTTTTATTTGCTACAATAGAAATCACTCTATTAATGGAAGCACTAAAAGCTGGCACTAATTTCTCTGAAGCCATAAACGTCTT